ATGGTGGTCGCCCCGTATTTGAAGGGCCGCTATGCGGACGGAAACGTGGTACGTGAAATTGGTGCAGCAGTTAGCGCGGTTATGAAAAGCGGGAGGGAAAGAAAGATACCAGTTCCCGGTAAAGAAGGAGAGTATGTCTCCGTCAGTGCCGTGCAATCCCTAGCCAATTACGATCCTAATTCAAAGCAGGGTAAGAAGTACGCTACCCTAATTAAGGTAGCGAGCGACCTCGGCTTGATTGAATCCTCACAAGCTTATGACCTTATGGATGTTAAGGATCCGGCCAGTAAGTACAACAAGATAGCTGGCTTTGCTCTGCACCACGGCGAACGTATGGGGCGTGAGGTTTCCTTAATTGCTTCCTATAACCTTGAAATGGAAAGACTCCAGAGGGCCGTTAGGGAAGGTAAACTAACTCAAGCTATGGCCGAACATAAAGCGGCTGAGACTGCGGTGCATCTTACAGAAATGACGAACGGTGGTTCTATGGCCGCATCCGCTCCTCTCATTGCCCATAATGAACTAGGTAAGATGGCGTTCATGTTCAAACGCTACGCCCTAGCCATGCACTATCTATTGTTCTCTGCGGCACGGGCCGCTATGAGGGGTGCCTCCCCGGAAGAACGTAGGGTGGGTATGCGTCAGCTAGCGGGTGTTCTCGGCACCACGGTATTGTTTACTGGTGTGCAGGGCTTGCCTTTGTTCAGCTTAGTAGGCCGGATGTACGATGCTCTCAAGGACGATGATGACGATGACTTCGCTACGGCTACGCATAAATATCTTGGGGAGATCCCGTCCAACGGTGTAGCTAATATGCTTACCGGTCTGAACATTAAAGATCGTATGAGTCTAGACTCCCTTTTCAAACCACCACCTCAGTCTTCTCAGGACTTACCGGCGGTTATGCAAGTGGTCGAACTTGTTGGCGGTATCCCTGCATTCAGTATCATCGACCGTCTGGGTCGGGGTGCAAAGATGATCGGAGAAGGTCATGTCGAGCGCGGTCTTGAGCAGGTGTTACCGCCTGTCATCTCAAACCCTCTGAAGGCCCTGCGTTACTACACCGAAGGTGCCACTACTATGAAGGGTGACGAAGTCGCCGAAGCTGTAGGTATGCCGGGTGCGGTAGCACGTGCTATAGGTTTTGAACCTGAAAGTATCGCTAAGGCTAAGGACTTACAGAATGCTGAGTACAAGAAACTTCAAGCCCTTGAAGGTATTGAGAAGAAGATACGCAGTAAGTACGTTGAGGCTAGGCGGCACCGAGACTTTGAGGCTGCTAGAAATGCTTACGAAGAGTTCGTTGATTTCGGATCTAAGCACCGTGGGTTAGGGGTTAACGCGGTTACCGCTAGAGATATGCTGGATGCTTCATGGACCGCATCGCAACGGGCGACCAAAGAAACAGAAGGTGGTGTTAGAAAGCCTAAGAAGTACGTAAGTGAATTTCAGCAGTTCGAGAAAGACTGGAACGACTGATAAAAAAAGACCCCAGTAGAATCAACTTACTGGGGCTAGAGTGAGTGTGGAAGGAGAGTAAGCCACCACAAAACAGATGATACAACATATTTAAGCTTTGCGCCAAAAGCGCATACCTAGAATCCCACCTTCAATTCGTTCACAACTTTTTATGCTATAACCACGATCACGTAAGGACATAGTCATCTGCGACTTTAGTTTTCGTAGGTCAACAGCGGGGACGAACACAGACATCCCCGGCTCAAGTAAATCCCAGTTGATTGCAATGGGTACCCCGTCAGGACACACTTGATTCGTGTTCTTCCGGCGTTGTCTCTTGGGCTGCTTTTTGCGCGATAGCTTCTTCATTTATCCACCCAGACCCATCTAAAACAAGAATCTTAGCGTTAGGTAGGTTAGCTCTAGTGCCTGTACCCATGGCCTTCTGCACGATCCTAGCCTTCGACTTTCCGCACTTTAACGCTTGTATCAGAGGAGAATATGCGACCCCACGAGCGTTGCACCATAGACGAAGCTTTTCTGGGTACATGAAGAGTAGCTTTACATCGTATTCGTATCTAAGCACTAAGGAGCCCTTTGGAATCGCATCTGCTACAGAAACTGCGTCGTCAATATCCCCTTTTGATTTGACCCGAAGATCCGCTGTAGACTCAATACGGAGTGTGCTGTTCCAGTACTCTGCCCAGAATGCGGATATAGTTTCTTCAGGTGGCGTAACAAAATCAGCAGCAGTGTTCATTGAATGAGACACAACACCCTGAAACCAATCAAGAATCGGACTAACCCTAAAGTTAAGAAGTCCGGCCTTTTTAGCGTACCTAATCCCAACTATAGCGTTAGTAACCATCACTGAGTAGAACCGCTCGATGTGCGTAAACTCAAACCGTTCATCCATTTGCAGTTGCGTCTTTTGGTAGTCGTCCCGTATCCCGTTTATATCCTTCATAACATATTGCAGGTAGGGTACAGCCGCATGACCGTAGTTGTTCACAAGGTTTAAACTTAGTTTGTCCGTATCCTCCTTGGCAAGACCTTCCACCCTAGCTATCTGAACATCGAGAAGACGCTTTAATTCGCCTTGTGGTGACGCCTTATAGGTAGCTAGCTTATCTGTTGCCGAAACATTCCCGGTGCTAACCATCATAAGTTTCCAAGTATCGCCACGTACCCGCTCGGAGTTAGCCGAAGAAGTCATACGGTTCTTCTGATACCCGGATGTCATTGGGTATACAAAATCACTCATGTCTTTGCCTGACAAGTTACTAAGTTCGTCAATCAACATGATGACGTTTTTGTGTACCTCTGCACGAAGCATTTTGGAGTTGGTCGTATCAGTCTCTTTCAGCATCATCTTCGATGGGTCACCCCATATGCTAGCAGCTGCCTGAAGCGCCGTAGTCTTACCAAGCCCTGACTCAGGACTATACAAGTGCAGGAGCGCCGCATTCACAGGAGAAAACTCTGTGAAGATAGACCCAAAGGCAAGCCCAATAACAAACTGATGTACCTCCATACCGGGGCGATCATAAAACTCCATAGCTTCACGCCACAGGTCCATCGACCCCTTCTGCGTAAAAACAGGGAACATATGCGAGGTGGCGCTTGAGGGTGCGTTGTACTCTACTTTATCGAATGAGATGCACTTGTCACCGAGTACAAACTTCTTACAGCTACTATCTGTCCATCCAAACTGACGGGCGGCTGGTTGTGCTACCTGTTCGTATTGCATTCTTTTCACCGTTTCGTTTATGTAATATCTGAGTTCATCAGGTTTGTTGATAATCATGCCCTTAGATGCAAGCAACTTCTTAAATTCGTCCGTAGTAGTAGTGACACTCATTGGGATCATAAACTTACGTGCCGCATCCTTTGGAAGATGTAGGCTCACTATAATCACATCCCCTTGCTCAGCGTCGTGCATTCTGTCCACTACAAAAAAGTCATTGTGGTAAACCTCTATGTCTACCAACTCATCTTCTTTCTTAACACGCTTATAGATCCCACCGGCTTCTGCTCGGAAGTAAGGTCTAGGTAAAGGAGGTATGGGGTACTTGGGCGCAACTCCATTCTCACCCTCTTCTGGCTTACCTTCAATAAACTCAGCGGTTGACTCAATCACCTCGTAACTAAGGGCGAGTGGATTAGTAATCTTCCCCCAGTGCTGGCAGTCAGTGCATAGATGTCTAAGATTTACAGGCGAGTATTCTCTGATCTTTTCGCACCCAAAGGGGCCGGGAATAGCATTAGCCTTTTTCTCAGTAACCGCCGGGGAGAAGTCTGGATGACCAATAGAAATCATCTCCATAGCCTTGGTTGCGTCCACGCAGAACTTAGCAATAGACAGCCCGGCTCTCCAAGAGGGTTCATCCAAAAAAACCCGTGTCTCAACCATGCGCTTAAGCTGAGCGCATCCTTTACCCGCTAATGTCTTCTCTAATATCTTCCTGAAAGAACTAGTACGGTTGGCGTACATAGCATTTAGAAACGCGTCGTCCTCTTCCGTACGCCTAATGTGCGACAGCTTGAGGCTAGGTATAACACCAAGGAGGTCTTTATAGAACTCAGCCGGATGTGGCGTAGTCTCTGCCCGTAGGATTTTTACTTCACGCTTCTCACCAGTCTTAAAATTGTAGGTGCCCGGCACCCGTAAGATTCTGGCGCTATCAATAGTACAAGGCGTGTCAATGCCAAGCCCGTACCCTACGCACCGATCTTTAAGTGCCACCGCAATGGGGTGCCACTCTTCTTTATCAATAGGTTTAGCTAAAGGCCAGTACGCATGAACCCCACCGCCCGTACTTACAATGTACGGTTGCGGCATAGAAAATTCCTTACAGAAAGACCTTAACGCAGAGACAGCTTCTTCTAACGTGTCGTACTGAGTCTCGCCACCATGGTGCGGACCATAGTCGATATCAATAAAAATAGAGCGCAGCTGTTCTACATTGCCCTGTCTACGGTTACCCGCTTCAATAAAAGTGCCTAGAGCAAAGTAAGCATCGTATCCGTCGTTACAGAAATCATCAGCTGTATGGCACAGTTCCTCTATCGTAGCGTAGTACTTATGGGTCTTCTTACCTTTCCCATTAAACCCAGCAACGCAGTAGTAACCTTCATCTCCAAGGACTGATTTTAAAAATTCTAGTTTGTCCATACTCTACCCCGAAGAAAAGAAAGGGTGCCCCGAAGGGCACCCACACGACGATTATGCGTCGTCCCATTCACCGAGCAGGGTTTCAAGAGATGCTTGCTCAGGAGTGGCAGCTTTCTTTACGGTAGTCTTCTTAGGTTCCGCAATGACTTCTTCCTCCTCGTCTTCAACGATTACAGGAGCGGCCTTCTTCTTTACTGGCTTGATGTCCTCCTCCTCGTCTTCGGCTTCTTCAACAATTACTGGAGCAGGAAGCGCAGCTTTCTTAGGCTTAGGTGCATCATGGCTTACATTATCAGCCTGAGATACGGTCAACTCAATGGCTCTCTGAGCCTCCTTAGAATCCTTCAAGCGTTGTACGATCTCCCACTCTTCTTCAGTGACAGAACGAATTGGACGGAAGAAAAGCTTAGGAACAGCACTGTTAGAATCAAACCGGAGTTCAGTTACAAATGCCGCCATGGGTAAGTCCTTTACCTTGAGCAATTCAGCGTAGGCACGGAGAGGCATCTTGCCATTGACCTCATCTCCAAAGATCGAAGTGGCTGGAAGTACCAGCTGATAAACTTCTTCCTTCTCAACCTCACCTTCAATGACAACGGCTAAGCGTTGGCTAAACCGGCACGCACGAGTCTCACCTTGACCAGAACCCTTGATGTGCTGTGGGCAGTTAAGGCAAGTTTCAGACTGCTTGTTCTTAACATCCGCATCAGGTCTCTGACTATCACTGGACCAACAAACAGGCGCCTTAACTTCACCTTCAGAGTACGTACCCTCAAAGTATGTACGGGCTATTTTCGGCGAACCCTTGACAATGATTACGTTCATAGAACGCTCTTCAGACACACGGTACTCCTTACCGCCGATCATCTCACGGAACTCTTTACCCTTGAGGCTAAGGCGACGCATACCGCCACCGGCTGATTCCCCTGCAAGGTTTTTAGTAAGTTCATCTGCGCCTACGCCCTTAAGGAATGAGGGCAACCCTTTTGAAAAAATAGAAATATCGCTCACGTTAATCTCCTTTATAGATCTTGTGTCGGATCAAAATTAAGAACCATCTGCCGGTCATCTACTTCTTGTTGGGGCTCACCCAACGCTGCTTCTATCGAACTTAGCCGAAACCTGTATACGCCACCCAGCTTAAGAAACGGAATGGTGTTACCCCTGATCCAAGTACGTACAGTAGAAACAGAAACGGCAAAGTGCTTTGCCACGTCCTCAATAGCTACATACGGCTCGTCAACCATTTTTTGCACCTTTAATTGTTACGGAATACTCCATGTTGGAATTAAGCCCCGGAGGGAGTTCGTCGGGATGTTCCTCTAAATAGGTCTTCATGTTCCCTTGGTGAATACGCTTCTCTAACAACTCAGGCATCTTGTGCTCCAAAACAAATTCGTGCATAGACGCCCAATCGTTCGTGCCGTAGGTAGTTTTAACAGTGCGATATGCAGTGCCAGCACCCGTACGAATGCTCTCCATACCAGACTCACGCATCGTGTCGCTGATTGCCAGCTTCACTTGGCGCATCTGTTTTTCAAGACCGTTTAACTCAGCATCAAGAAGCTCTTTCTTGTCACGCATCTTTACAAAGACGCTAACTAGCTTGTCTAAAGATATGTCTGTCATGTCAATCTCCATAAGTATCGGATGTCCCCGATGGCTATATATTAGTATCAGACTTTATCTTAGTCAAGCAAATTCTTGTAAAGATCAATTAACTTTCCGTTTTCGGTGATTCGTCCGTCGAGCATTTTGTAGACGTGTTTCTCAGCGGGAGATCCTTGAAGTCTTACCACAGTGACCGGGTGTCTTTGCCCGGCACGGTGTGCTCTGGCATTTGCTTGAGAGTAAGTCTCAAGACTAGAAGTTGGACCCCACCAGACTATCGTGTCAGCCGCTGTCAAGGTGACCCCATGTGCCGCCGCTTGAGGTTGGATAATTAGGATACGCGGGTCTGGAGAATTTTGGAACCTTCTAAATATGTCGGTTCGAGCGTTGGCTGGTACATCCCCGCTGATGATCTCGCTAGTAACCCCATCCTCATAAAGTTTTTGGTTAAGGCGTTTGATAGTGTGCTTAAAGGGAACGAATAGCAATATCTTGTTTTTAGTCTCGTCGATGACTTCTCTCAGCACCTTGTAACGATGCCCGATGTCAAACTCTAACGTGTCGCCACTATCGGCGTAGACTGCACCACAAGAGATTTGGAGAAGCTTATTGAGTCCTACAGCGGCGTTGACTGCCGTGATCTGTTCCCCAGAAGCCTGCACTACCAATTGTTTTTTGAGGGCCTCGTAATACTTTTTCTGTTGCGGTGTCAACTCCACATCACGAGTGACGTAGGTCATTTCCGGTAGATCCAGACATTCTTCTTTTGTATAACGGATTGCTGGTTGGAGTGCATTGAACACAACCTTGTCCGCTTCTGGCCTAACAACCCATCTAAACGTAGTCACCTTGTTCATCACTTGATCTTTGAACGCAGTGAAGTATCGAGGCACTGCCTTGGGATTGACTAGCTTGGCTAACCCGAAAGCATCTACTGGCGATTGAGCCGCAGGGGTGCCGGTCATCATCCACAACCAAGTGTCAGGGGTAAGGATTCGATTAAGAGTTTTCCAACGTGCCGTCTGTACGTTCTTATAAGCGTTAGCTTCGTCGACGATAATTAAGTCAAACCCCGCTTTCTTTATTTCTTCCTCTACGATATTTAAGCCGTCGTAATTTATGATGACGAACTCGGCGTCGCTGTTGATTACTTGTGTCCTTTTATTCTTGGCACCGTGAGCGATGTCCACCGTACGGTGCATCGCGAAGTTGAATAAGTCAGAGCGCCACGCTGAGTCCATGATAGACAAGGGGCAGATGATGAGGACTCGTTTGATCCTACCGATAGACATTAAATAGTCTGCCGCCCAGATAGCAGATCCTGTCTTCCCAGTACCCTGTTCGTTGAGGCAAAACGCTCTACGATGAAGTGTTAGGAAAGACGCAGTATCTTTCTGATGTTCAAAGGGCTTGTATCTACCGGGCCACACGTATCGGCCTAGGATAGGGGAGGGCACTCCCCTTACATTTAAATTCTTTAAGACTTGAGCTTCCTCCAAGTTCCAGTGCACCAGCACTTTGCCTTGGCCTAAGTCTTTACTCTTCGGGATCACCGTAGTGATACGACCGGGGTTCCGTACGTTTAATAATAGTGCTTTGTTATCAATGATTTGCATTCTACTCTCCTTCTTTTAGACAAACGGAACCAAGGTAAAACAGGCCCTATTCCCTGCATACCTTGGTTTATTTCCGTACCGATTCCCCGCCAGAGGATTATGGATAAAGGCAGTGTCGGTTGGTGCGGTTAAATAAGGGAAAATGAAAACCCCCGGTCAGCCCACTCACACCTTATGGCTGACCAAACATGCTCTTTAACGCTTCTTGCGTTCTCGCTTGCTTGTCTCAGAGACAAGGTTGCTCTTACTATCTCTTTTGAATGACCGATTCTTGGAGGGTGTAGTCAAGTACACACCATCTGCATTTGAACCGCCTTTGTCTAAAGCTTTACGGTGTGCCACGTCTTTACCAGTACGGTCAACACCATCTTTGTCCATCTTACGGCGAGCACGTTGACGCTCCATGCGGCGTGGCAGTTCATCACGCTCCTGCTGTTGCTTATACTCTTTCTTGTACGGTCTTGGCTTCTTAACGTATGGCATCATGCACTCCTAAATGGCTGGCAAGGAGGGGCTCGAACCCCCGACCCGATGATTAACAGTCATCTGCTCTACCGACTGAGCTACTCGCCAATAAAAGATGAGACTGTTGCGGTTGCGATCCGCACAGAGTACCGGGATGAAGTTTGCGTCACGTTAGTTTGCAACCTAGAGCGTGATTGGCGCACACTGACCGGCGGCATACCTGCCAATCTCATCTTCTATTGAGGCTCAATTCCTGCCGTTGTGCGGACAAACCAACACCGGGCAATGCTTCTTGCAAAGTCCGCTTGGCCTTGGGTTCCACACATTATGTTTGTGTGCGGCACGGATACGATCATACTCCGACAACCACTTCAACCACAACTTGTCTTGATCTTCCAAGCTGTACTTAGCTTTTGGAAAACTCTTAGCCACAACGAACAACAACCCTGCACGAACAGTCTTTACTTCAGGGAAGTACTTGAACACCGCAAGGGCCATAAGTTCAAGCTGTCCAGTGTCAGCATACTTAGCAGACGCTCCGGTCTTGTAATCAATAACTCTTGCCTCGTCACCATTGACGATCAGCAAATCGGCGATCCCTCGCCACCACGCGTCCTTGCTCTTGAAAGCACAAGGCTCCAAGTCTTCGGTGAGTGCAAACTTAAGTTCGCAATGCTTATCACCGGGAAGTTCTCTCAGTTTATCTAGTGCCTTCAGAGCAAATTTGAATTCGTTAGGGAAGGGCACCCCGTCGCGTATATATTCTTCTGCCGCTTTGTGAAACTTGTTACCGTAAAGGGTAGCTTCAGTCTCTTCAAACGGAATCTCTTTGAGTACCCTCTTGTGGTAGTACTGTTTAGGACACGTTTGAAAGTCCTTTATAGAAGAAAAAGACCAACTTGGCGATTTACTCATTCTTGCACACGCTCCACAAGGGCTAAATAAGCTGCCCCGTCCACCAATGAATCCCGGTGCCCTTGCGTGTTAGCCAATCTAGCGCACTTCAAAAGGGTCATCATGACAGCCACGTCTTCAGCATTAATTGCTACTGGTGATCCTAGTCGGTTTGTAAGGTATGCGGACCACATCCCTGCGATGCAGTCCAAGTTCTTAGATGGATGCCCGTAAGTCTTCTCACGGTCCCCATAGATGATGGTCTTGGCCTCGTCCAGTACCGAAGCCCTCTTTACTTTAGGCTCTACGTCCACTTCGTCCCAACCACTTAACAACTCTTCGACCCTATTAGCAGTCTCCATAACTCCTCCCATACCCAGACTCACAGTTAACTGGCAACCCCTCAGCCCAGTCGGGCACCCACCTCATGCACTTCTCAACGTATGCTTGTGCTTCCTCAGCCTCAGCTTCAGGTGCAATACAAGCGATAGCATCGTGAACAGTCATAACTACCTCATAACGCTTTGCTATAAGGATCATCTGTTCTCCGATTATACACCGAGCGATAGCTTGACAGACATTTTCTACTACTTTACCACCATAGATGCGGTTCCACCCATAGCGGCTTTTGTAGAGATATTCTTCCTTACCATCTGGGGTCAATTGTGTTTTTAGACCCCTGTATGGGAGCATCAACCCACTAGGCAACTCGATTGATCTGTACTTAGCCCTAACTTTAAGTACACCCTTTCTACCGAAATAAATTGAATCCCCTTTTACCATGTAATCAAGCACTTGTTGTGCTCTTGCCCACAACTCACCTATCTTAGGGTAGGTATCCCGGTACTTATGGATGATCGTAGCGGCCTCTCTTTTGGTCAGTGGAACCCCTTGCATATTAAGTGAACTACGAAACTTATCACTGCCCATCCCATAACCACATCCAAGAACGACAGTCTTTCCCATGAACCGTTCAGGTTTATTGATTTCCTCTTCTGGCTTGTTGTAGATAGCCGATGCCATAACCTTGTAAACATCTTTACCCTCTCTAAAAGAAGTTACCAAATCTTCCTGCTCAGCTAACCAAGCAAGAACCCGTGCTTCGATCTGTGAAGAGTCCGAGTCAATAACCACGTACCCTTCTGGTGCAAGGATTGCGTTCTTAATCTTTCCTGCGTTTTCCCCACGTGAGGGAAGGTTTTGAAAATTGATTTTGTCGGACCCTCCCCAACGCCCAGTGTGGGCGGCGTAGTAGAGGAGGGGAACTGGTATCTGGCCCCTTTCCGCAATCCCTAAGAACCTCTCGGTTCGAGTCTCCTCCAACGTAGACTTAACCCCAAGCCGAGCGGCAACGATAGCTTGCACCCGGAAGTCATCATGCTCCTGTAGTGCGATGAACTCTTTATCTGACTTGGCAAACGCATACGCTTCAGATCCTGTCTTAACGCTTATCTTAGTAGGTGGCATTACACCATAAGACTTTAGCAACTCAGCGAACTTCAAGTTACTCATCAAGTCTTCTACCATGTGACCGGATTCGGCGAGGAGCGTATCCTTCTTATGCCTGATGTCAACTAAGTGTGCTTCGAGCAACTCTTTATCAAGTTCAAGGCGGGGCCTGACAAACATCTTCAACGTAAGGTCGATCAACTGCATCTCTTTGACCGGGAACCCGCCACGCAACATCTTCATGAAGATCTCATGAGTAAGTTCAACGTCATTGATACAGTAGTCGCCATACTTATCTAGATCTTCTGGGGAGAACTCCTCTCGACGCCACCCACTAACGGCCTCCACCTCAGTGCCCTTGTGCCCTACCCCATAGAGTTCAGCCAACGCCTTAAGTGAAGAAGGGGAGTCAAACCCGTGGATAGCCTTAGCCATCAGCATAGTGTCTGCATACCGAGCAGCATGTACACCAAAGTGTTCTGACAAGATTAACCCATCGAACGCCGTGTTCTGGCATAGGAGCATAGAGTTCTTCCAATCATAGTTAGACTGCAAGTACTTCCTAAGCTGTTTATGAGAACCACTCGCCCACTCAGCCTCCCCATCGTTAATCTTCACACCTACCCCGATTACTTGGAACCGGGGGTCACGGACGTATGCCTCCGTGGTCATCTTCTTAAGAGTGAAGTCGGTCTTGTCGTAGTAGGTCTCCATATCCAAAATTATTATATCCACTATTCAGGATCTCCGATCATGATGATGCCCGGCCCAACACCCGGAGATGAGGGTACTACGGGAACAAGTTCAAGCGAAGGTCTGTATATAGGAGCAGGTTCCGGCACAGTCTCTCTATCGGTGTCTATCCGGGTGCCGGTCAAATATCCGTGCGTGTCATAGTACTGTGTTTGCGCCCCCCTCGTCTGGGAAAAGCCTTGGAGATATCCTTGCGTGTCATAGTAATTAGTTACAGGGAAAGCAAGGCCGGGAGCGCACAGAAGCGCCCCGATAATAATTTTGTTCATGTTAGTTCCTCAGTTCTTCGGTGAGTGCGTCGACGGATTTCTTGAGCGCCTTTATGCTGATGTTAAGGTCGTGCATGATCTGCCCTAAGATAACAAGCAATTGCTCATGTGTTATCTGATCTTCATCCATTAGCTAATCTCCTTTGGTTTCTCTTTATGACTTTCTCTACGCACTTGTAGCACCGCCAATGGTTCTTAGTGCGACCAGAAAAAACCCCACCCTCTACGAATTTAAACATTCTGCAAGCGCTGCAAAATCTTTTATGCGCCGTTTGACAGTTCTCCATCTACCACCTCCTGTTCTGCAATTTCACTTTTAGTTTTTGGTGGTAAGTCTTTTATCTTACCGTCTTTGAGGTCTTCGATAAGCGTACTCAGCTTCATCTTTTCTGCTTTGTCGTGCCACTCATCTGAGTAATCCATAGCCTCGATGATCTTCATGTAGTACCGCTCTCGATCAAGCGGGTCTTTAACTGTATCTCGCACTATCCGGGCTAACTCACTAACGAACGCCATCTTCGTTACCAATCGGGTTGTCAGCTTGTTGTTCCTTTCACCTCTTACGTGTCTATCAACAACTACATTCATTGTTAGTACAGTTCCCATCAGCTTACCCACTCAATCAAAGTAGTGCATATGTAGGTGTTTACATTGCACTTGCCGTTGTTCTCGGCATCCGTCACGGTACTGTAAACCTTGTTACCAAACATGGGTTCGTTAGTCTTAGGATCTCGGTAGACGTTGACCCACCCCTCACAGAATTCATTCTCTATGTATAGGTCATACACATCAGTTTCCGAACATGCGATACCCCCAAGGGTCCACACCTGGATCTGCCCATCCACCGTACCAACTAACTTAAACTCTCCTTCGGCGTTGCCCATGTAGGTGAGGTCTTCAACTTCTTTACCATACCGCGTAACGATACGTGCGCCTTGCATTGCTTGGTCCAAATCAAAGTCTTTCATAATTGCATCTCCTGACTTATAGTTGCGGCGGCTTTAACTATTGCCCGCCTTGTGCTTGCTTCCATATCAATCGAATACGGCTCTTGAGTTGTTGCCCAATAAGTAACAGCAACTATTCTCTGATCAAATAAAATGTCCATCCCCAACTTAACCATCAACCTCAGAGCGTCACCATCATCAAGTAAAGGATTCCAGAAAGCCTTAGTCTCAGCGCACCACGGATAATACTGGTCGTCATCATAATGATCCTCTAATTTATACCCTGCCGCTTTTGCTGCTAGAGCAAGGAGTTCTTTGTCGTTCATACTTCCTCCTCCCAAGTGATGCGGATGCAGGTTATTTTTTCTTTCCCAATAATTCTTGCTTGATCGGCGCAATCCTTGACTGTGTGAACTGTCAACAAACTACCCTTGTAAACATTCACCCACCCCTCTTTCTTCACGCGCTTGGGTTTGATGCGGTAGTTCACAGTTTCGTACCAATCAGGATCATTGATATCTATCCAACTTCCTTTGTGTTCGTACTGTATCTCCTCACCATTTGCCCACGCGACGATCACATCGTAGTGTTTGTGTTTAGTTCTCATCTGTTTCCTCCAACGCTTTCAGCGCGTCTTCAGCCATAAGCGCCGTCCCGCCCAATGCTTCAAGTAATTTCGCGGTATGTTTCAACGCCTCCACTAACCCATCAACAAGGTCTGCTCGGATGTACTGTGTATCTATTTCGCTTTCTTTCTCATCCGTCGACCAATAGCTACTATCGCCACTACGCCAAAAGCCATCATGAATCCAAATCTTCTTCGG